TCTCTTATTGAGTTGGACGTTGGCGTCGATTTGCTCGTTGAGTTTAGCTTCCATCTCATCAAGCTCTTCAACCATGCCGTCAAGCAGGTTGAATTTCTCTTCGGGCACACTCATGTTGTGCTCGATAAAGAGATCTTTTAGACCGTTGAAGAAAGATTCCGAAATCTCGTTCTTAATACCATGCTCGATCTGGAGTGCGTTTTCCTTCATCCAGGTCTCTGCAACATACGAGAGATAGTCATCAACCTTCTCGGCCAATTCTGTTTTGATAGACTCTACTTCTTCAGTAAGAGTAGCTTCAAATGCTTCTTGGAGAGCAGCGACTTCAGCGTTTACCTTCTCGGTAACTACTGCTTCAAAAATCGTTACTGCTTTTTGTCTGAATTCTTCTGATAGGTCTTCACCTGCGACAAGAGCGTCAACATCTTCAGTAAAGTCGTACTTGGTTTCAGCGATTGTCTCTTCGCCATCTTCTTCTACTTCCTCCATTTTAGCGGATGCATCAGAAGGTTTTGTGCTAAGCGACTTCGAACCTTCATGCTTTACTGCGCCAGCAGCAGAAGCACCAGCATTTTTGGTGCCCTTAGCACCTTCCTCAGAATCGGAAGTTACTTTGACTACCATGGTAGCGCCACCTTTAGAGGTGTCGATCTTTTCACCAGGCTTCGCATTTTTGGTGACAGCGTTAGAGCCTTCGGTCACTTGCTCCATTGAATCTAGCTCTTTATCGAGGGTCTCAGACATTTGAAAATCTCCGTTAAGCATTTGTTTGTCTATGTTTATTTATAAATTACAAACTCTTCAAAAACTTCTCAAACGCGGAAATTTTGCGCTCTTGTAAGTTAATGAGAGTAGCGTGGTTAATTTCATCCTTCATTTGAGCAATTGCTGCTTCTTTAAGGATTCCGTTATCCCAAACCCACTCCTTGCCTTCCATAATTCCATCGACAAATGCGTCAGGAGCAGAAGGATCTGCTACAATATCAGCAGCGGTGGCAAGCATAAAGTCATCTGCAACTACGTTGCAGTTTTCTCTTTTGATCAAAGATCCCATGCCTCTGGAGGATACGCCAAGTTTTACACCCTCATCTAAAAGGTTTTTGGCGATGTTACCCATAGGGGTATCTAAGATTTTTGCTTTACCGATGAAGTTATTACCTTCTTGTTGAAGAGAGATAATACGGTGAGATACTCTATCGAGATTGATAGAAGGACCATCGGGGTGACCTAATTCACCAAGGGCACGCCCTTTTTGAATGTAGTTCTCATCGTATTTAGCAACTTCTCTAGCGAGAGTTTTTACAGGGTACATTCTGCCGTTGCGGTTTTTTACTTCCGCTTGCAGGAAAACACCTTCGATGAAGTGGTTTTTCTTACCATCCACTTCTTCGGCAATGAATTCTACCTGTGTTACTTCTTCACTGATTAGTTTCATCTTCGTAGTCCTCTTCTGTTTCTGGGGTTTCTTCAGTTGTTTCGATTTCTACCTCTTCATCCTCGGGGGGATCTTGAGGCATTCTTCCGTCAATTTCATAATCAACTGGACCTTCAGACCCATCGGGCAGTTCCAATTCATCTGCCGCTTCTTGACCTGTTTGATCTAAGTCAAACCCCATTGATTTAGCAAATTCAAGTTTTTTTGCTTGAATTAAATCCATAGTATTGGATGCAAGTGCATCATTAACAGCATCAATAGCGTCTTGTTTAGAATCACTAAAAATCCTGTCAACAATATTTTTCGCGTATTCGGAAGGCATAATAAATCCTAATTATATAGAGTTATTTATGAATTAAATTTCTCCCTGTTGCTGCTCATTAGCATCAGGACCCTCTACGGGCGCGGGAGCTCCTTGCTCTGGGGGCATTCCACCCTCATCGCCAGCAGCCATAGCGGGATCCATCGCCGCTGCTGGATCAGGTATAAGACCTGCGGCCATCTCATCCTTAATCTGTTTGTCAATTTCCTTAATCTCCGCTTCGGTTTGCTTGAGTACCTGACGGCGCATATATTCAAGAGAGAAGTATTTACCAACAAATTGATCCATTGTGGCAACTTGATTCATTCTTTCGTTGCGGATTTCAATCTCTTTCAATTCAGAGAAGTAGTTATCAGCAACATAATCGAATTGAATATGCTCTTTCATATCTTCCCATTCTTCAAGGGAAACAACACCCTTGAGTACTAGTTGAGTTTTGAGAAGATCTGTGAATAATTCGGAAAAACGTTTGCGAAGACGAGCAACAAACTTTTGGAATTTAACTTCGTCGCGGGTGATTTCTGCAGCACGACCAATGTTGAAAGTGGTTTCAGTCTCTAGACGAGACGAAGGAACGTTGAGTGCCTTGTAAAGTTTCTTTTGGAAATACTTAACGTCTTCCAACTCACCCAAGTTTTGTCCACCAGGAAGTGTGGTGATTTCTGTACCACGACCACCTTCACGACGAGGAAGCCAGAAGTCTTCCAACATGGACATAAACTTCTTATCATCCTTAATCTCACCAGTGTTAGCATCGTATACAAGTTTGTTACGATAGCGACCCATGACCTCACGCAGATATTGCTCTGCCTTATTCTTGGGAAGATTGCCAACATCAATGTAGAAAATTCTACGCTCGGGTGCTCTACTCAAACGATAGATAACCAGAGAGTCTTCAATCATGCGGAGTTGGTTTACCGCTTTGATTGCTTTGTGAAGATGTGAAAGCACCATGTTCTTGTTGAGATCCATGATGCCACTATGCACATAGCAGATAGAATCTGGTGCAATCTTCATGCCTGCATTGGTAGCAGAATTCTTTAGACCCTTTGGATCGTAAACAAAATATTCTGCTGCTTTTGTTGTCAGTGCTTCATTGACACCCATCTGACGCATTTGCTCAGGTCTCTTAGTGTCGTGCTCACTAACTTTTCTGATCTTGCGAGGATCGATATAGCGAAGATCAATTAGACCACCGCTAGGATTTTGTGGGTCGATGACCTTATGATAAAAAAGTCTTCCATCGACATACCAGCGGCGGAAGATCTCATACGATCTATTTTCAAAATCAAGAAGGCGAAGGATCTCGTGAAACTCTTCACGAATCATCTTCTTAATTTTCTCAGATTGTTTTAAGTTTGATAACTCAACCTCTACAGGTACGTCGTCAAAATTTCCACAGATAGTCTCATTGACAATATCGTCAACTGCGCTATCACATTCTGGTTGCAAAACCATTTCTCTATAACGAGAAATTAACTCATATTCATTACGCACTACCCCGTCAAGGTCTACGGTATACCCGTAATAACCTCCACCCGATACTGGTAATGATCCGTCTAGGTTATCCTTTTGCACGAAAGAAGGCCCCTTGGGGACCTTCTTTGCACGCTCCAGTGAAAAACCAAATATCTGTGATGCCATTATATTAGTAACGTAATCCCTGGACTATTTAGGTAGTTTGAAAAGATCAAGTACCACTAGTTGAGATAGGTGCCCAGTATTGGACTTGCAACTCAACTGTGAATTCCTCAATAGCATCGTTGTTACCGAAGTCAAGATCGATAGCAGAAACGCTGCTGGGGAAGACGTTGTAGAATCTGTAGGACTTGAGTACCGTGGGAGCATCAGAATCCTTAAGATCTCTGGAGAGTTGATGGACACTCATATCAGCAAAGTAACCAGTCGAGTCAGAAGCATCGCCAAGAGTGCCTGCTGCTGTGTAGTTTTCGTTTGCTGCCTGAATGCTGTTTGCCCAGAGCTCAAATGCGTTACGCAGTGTGAATCTGGTATCATTCATGATGGTGATTGTCCAAGGCTCGAAGGTGCGATCACCTGCGATCTTTAATACTCTACCTCTGAAAGGTACTTCGACAACACCAATCTGAGAAGCGGGAAGGTTTGCTGCTCTTACCGTAAACTTACCAAGGTTGGAAAGTGATGCGTCGTTAATGATTCCAGAAGGGAAGTTAAGATCCACTTGGAATAGATTAGGGCGAGCAAAGTCGTTTACAACACTCGCTTTGAAATCGTCTAGGGTGCCTCTAATAGCCATTTTTTTCTAATGCCTCCGTCGTTTATTATTTATTGAAATGAGATTTTTGAGGGGTCCTTGCGGACCCCGTTATTATCAGGAAGCGACTTCAGCAAAGCTGACGCCCGTGCGGGTCGCAACGAATGTCAGTGTGATGTAGTTGATCGTGCGGGTGGGCTTCACGAAGATTTCTGCGTAGAACTCACCACGGTCAACTGCCTCAGGGGGGTTGTTGGAATCATCGCACTTGACAAGGAAATCAGTAACGCCTCTACGACCTTGGACATCACGGAGATAGGGCTCGACGATGTTGAGGAAGAGACTGCGTTGTGCTTCATCATTCTGCTCAAAGAGTTGAGTCTTAGCAGCAGTGCCGATTACTCTCTCGATAACGAGGAAGAGACGGCGGACGTTGATACGGTCGAATGCAGAAGCGAAACCTTGTGCAGTCTTATCACCGAAGAGGACAACACCCTGACCAGGGAAGGAAACTACGGGGTTGATTCTTGCAGCGTAAAGTGTGTCACGCTGAGTCTTGTTGGGGGAGAATGCAATCTTAACTGCATTTCTCAGGACACCGCGAGCGAAACCAGCGGGCGAGAACCAAGGCTCGGCTACGTTTGCGGTATTGAGGACGAGACCAGCAATATCGCCATTGCAGGGGACATAACGATAAACATCGGAATACTTATCGTAGATGTACTTGTAACCGCTATCAAAGATGGCGTAGTTAGTAGAAGGTAGTTGATCGAAGTATGCAACCATGTTTCTGGTGATCGTGTCACCATCGGTTAGACCGATAACATCGGATCTCTTGGGCGAGAAGAAACCAAGGCAATCTTTGCGCGACTCAAGAATGTTGGTGATTAGAGTTGCTTTTGCAATTGCAGCAGCATCATCAGCACCAGCAGGACCAGAAAGGATAAAGTCAATGGTTTGGGACTCGGGGTCAGAAACGAGATCGTATGCTTGACCGATGTTGGTGTTAGAAATGCTGTATGCACCACCAGAAGTGGAGTAGCTTACGCCGCTCTGAAGTCTGTAGTAGAATGTAGCGTTGTTAACTGTACCAACGGGAGTGTTGCCCGAAGGATATGCAGTTGTGCCTGCAGCAGAGCGAAGCAGGTTGAAACGACGAGAAACTGCAGATTGACCCCAGTCACCAGCAGATGCTTGACCTGCAGTGCCAGCGAAAGCAGCGGTTTCGTGAGCACCCCAGTAGACATACTGGGAGCGTTGCTTGATTACTTCCTTATAGTAGTTAACTTCACCAACAGTGGACTTAGCGTCAGATGCCTTGGAAAGACCAATGAAACGCTCAAGGACTGTGCCAGGGTTGCCAGTGATGCCACCATCAACGTCAACAACGAGGATGTGAAGCTCATCATTCGCACCGCCAACATTATTGGTGAAGAGGGAAGTAGCAGGGCGTTGTGCAACGTTGATCCACTTAGAACCAGGAAGATACTCACGCTCAGCGTATTCAACACGAACCGAAGAGACTGTAACAGCGGTGCTGTTGGTATCTGTGACGGAATCAGATGCAGCAAACTTAATGCTACCAGCATCTAAACCGATCGAAAGAAGACGCTCAATACCACCACCTGCAATCTCACCAGTGTTGGTGCCTTCGGTAATTACTTGACCGTCAGCAAGAATACCAGTGACACCGCCAGCAGGAAGAGCAATTTCAAGAACCTTGCTTGCTGCATCCCATGCTAGGACAGTAACTGTCTCATTAGATCCACTAATGCTGATGCTAGTCGCGTTGCCAGGAGTGAAACTACCAACAACGTTGGTCAGGCTGAGTTTGATTGAATACTTGTAGACTTTACCTGCAGCTCCAGATGCTGCGGTAACTGCTTCGTCTGCTACAAATTCCCATTCGTTACCAGAACCAGGAGCGGGCAGTACTGCAAGTTGGTCAGCGCCAGCGTCGGTTACAAAAATGCCAATGGAGTTACCAAGTGTGCCTGCATAGCGAGCAGCATACTTCCAAGTGTTAGAGTTGCTATTTTCGTAGGTTGTTTCGTAGTCTTGTGTATTCTTGATCAAGACTGCTGTACCTGTATTAACTGCATTCTTCAGAGCAGCATCAGAGATACGGATGGTCTTCAGCACACCACCATAGGAGAGGAACTGCGAAGCAGTATACCAATACTCGTAGTTATAGTCGTTAGGCTCACCAAAGTAGTTAACCAGAGATCTTTCAGAAGCGATTTCGATAATCTCTTCAACGGGACCCTGAGCGAAAGGTGCTGCCAGGACACCTACATTTAAACCTACTGGCGCAGTTACTGTCGTTAAATCCCTTTCCTGGATTACTACCCCTGGGGACAACTGGTTGGAAGCACTCATGTTTTAACTCCTAGA